ACACCCACCTTCCACAAGTTGCCGATTGGACTTTGCGGAAAGTCCGGCGTGGCATTGTTGGGACCCGGATTGGAACCGTCGACGTTGGTGACTGCTGGAAATGCCATGTGTGCTCCTTAACCCGAGACCCGATAGCCCACGTTTCGGTACAGACTCGCGAATCCGTACGCGGTATCGATACGCGTTGGCTCCGCGTCGTTGTTGATCGTGTACTGGGTCGCGATACGCATCGACAGTCCCAGGTCCTCGTCGTAGGCCATCGAGGCTTCGACCGCCGTTCGTGGGAGCGGCAGATCAACCACGGCCATTGCGAAGGCGTCACGGTGGAAGATCAGGTTTTCTGTGGAGTTGAGCGCCGAGGTCGCGCCGCCGTTGATCGTGACCGCAGGAGTGCCGGTCCATGCACTCGTGGTCGCGCAGTTCTGGAACTGACCGCCAGTGATCACGCACTCGGCCACCAGGACCTGCAGGGTTCCCGAGCCGCTCGAGGTGTACAGTCCCGTCGTGGCATTGAACGTGCCCGCCGTGAGAGTCGCGGTGCTGAACTGCGGGCCGCCGGGACCTGCCGAGCCCACCATCTGAGCGTAGCCACCTGGAGGGAGAACGACGAACTGCTTGAGCTGATTGCCGTACCGCGCACGGTTCTGCGGATTGACCGGATAGACACCGGCTAGCTGGATCGTGTCGCCGACGTAGCACTGGGCCGCGCCGTTGGTGAGGCCCTGGATATTCAGGAAGCCCGTCTGCGCCCATCCTGAGGTCAGGATCGCAGAGCCGCCGGCAGCGGTCGTGATGCCCGACAGAACGGGAGTGCCGGTCAGCGTACCGGTCGTCATAGCAGCAATGTTTGGATCTTTGAACCAATCCAAACCGGCTGTCATGGAAGCCATCATTCCTGTTTCGTAGGCTTCACTGATCCGACTCTGCGGGTTGAAGAGCCCCTTGACGGAATCCGCCATGGCGGCGCTTGCGAGAGGATGCATGACTGCGACAGGCGTCATTTCATCCAACCCGCTCATGCCTTCGGACTCGAGAATGGCAGTCGCGTTGGCAAACGAGAGATAGGACGTGGGTGCTGTGCCGGGGATACCGCCGCGGTTGGCCGTCTGCTGATACGCGAAGTACGCGCCGTCCGAGTCCCAGCGGTTTGCGACCGTCTTCACGGCCGGCTTGATGAAGCGCTGCTCGAACTCATCTATGTCCAGCAACATGTTGATCGTGTTGAACTGGATGTCGACGTGGTACTGATACAAGATCGACACCGGGTAGTAGTTTTCGGTGCTGGGCTCGACATTGAGCGCAGGGCCGAACGTACCCAGGTAGCGGGGCGGCACACGAACGTTGGCGGTTGCGCCGATCTTACGGCCTTTCTGGCCGAATTCCTTGTCGTATTGCCGGTTGAACTTGTCGACGAGAATGCAGCGGTTCGCCAACACGGGCAGCGCCCGGTTGGTGATCATGCTGATCGTCAGTAATTGATTGGCCAAAGCCGTACACCTCGAAGCAGAAACCTGGGGTTTCCGCGTGTACGGCTCGGGTCCTCAGCTTAGTGGCGCTTACGCAGCCCCAAGTTGCGCTGGTTCTGCTTCTGCCAGGCCTGAATCATCTCCCGGGTGTTCATCTCTGTGGGAGCTTTTTCGACCTGAGAAGCACTGCCAGCGGACAACGGCGTGATGACCGGTGCGGTACCGCGGGGTTTGCTCGGACTTGCACCGTTTCCGGTGGATTCCGTTTGGTGCCGACTCGGATCTGCGCCATTCCCACTCGCTGCAGAAGTGGTCGAGGCGGACTCCGTTTCTGAGGTGCTCGGCTTTTGGCCGTTAACTTTCCCATCGGTCCCCGCAGCGGAACGCGACGCGAATGGGGTCAGCTTACTCTCAATTTTCTGAAACTCAAGTTTCAGCTTGTTGGGAGTTGCAATGACAAGCTTAGCCAAGTCGTCCGGGTTCTTGGCGAAGTGGTAGCCAAACTCGGCGAACAGGCCGGATTCCCGCATCAAATGCACGACATGACCGGGAATGTTCAGCTCAGCGGCGGCCGTCACTTCCTGGAAGTCCGGGACCAACTCAACCGCGCGCCTGAGACTGTCCTGGCAATTCTGCTGAATCGCCTGCTCGCGCTGTTGGGCGGCTTCTGCATCCCGCTGCTTCAATTTCTGCTCGGCCCGCCAGTCGATCAGAGCATCCAGATACTCCTTGTCAGACTGGTACTTCTCCCGCTGGGGCTCTGTAGATTCCTCGGTCTTGGCCGGCTGTTGTAGCTTAGCCAACTGAGCTTTGAATTCCTCGCGCTCTCGCTCAGCGGCTTCAGCACGGCGCTCGGCCAGCACCCGATCGTTGTATTGCGCCTGAGCGAATTCCTCGGCCTCGAGCTTCTCGCGGTGCTTCTTGCCCACGCTCTTGAGCATAGCAGCGGTCCACTCGCGCTTCTGGCGGGGTGTCAGGCCGTCCTCGCCCTCAACATCGTCGCTGGGGTCGGGAGTGGTCTCAGCCTTCTCCTGTGCCTTCTCGACGGCCTTCTCAGTCGCCTTGGTGGGTTCCTTGCCCTTGTTGTCGGCGCGCTCCTTCTGCCGAGCGTTGTCTTCGGCGATCCCAGCCGGAACGGGTGTTTCCCCGGTCGTGAGGTGCGTGATCAGATCTTTGCTGTCCAGTACGACAGTGCTCATTGAGTGGCTCCAGCTGTTTCAGTGCGTTCGGCGTTTTCGATCATCATTTCGGCTTCGCGCTGGTGGTGTTCGGCTTCGGCGTGCGTATTCATGAGAGAGGCGCCGGCCTTGATTTCTTCAACCGCGAGGGCCTTATGGACGTTGGCGATCGTGTCAAAGCGGGCAGTCGAGGCGCGAACCTGAGTGTCGAGGCGCTTGGTCTTGTTCGATTCTTCGACGTCGTGCGCTTTGACGGTCGCCTGTAGCTGGGCTTTCGCCATGCCGAATTTCTGCTCCATCTGCGCCTGCTGGAGGGCCTGTTTGAGGTTGGCGTTCTCGTTCGAGAGCGCCATCACGATGGAGCGGGCGCGCTCAGGCAACCCTTCCATGATCTTCTTGAGCCCGTCCGGTGTCTGCGCCATGAGCCGGTCAGCCAGCTCCTGCATGTAGGGATGGTCGATCGACCGGAATACGAGATCGGGAGCTGTTTTGGCGATGATCTCGGCCAACGCTTCGATCTTGAGCATCTCGAGCAGATTCTCAGACCCTTCCTGCCGTTTGGTCTCGAAGCTCGGGCCCGTGGACATCACCACGTCGTACCGTCCCACCGACAGGTCGTTCAAAACCTTGTTCATGGACGGGTCTTGCTGATTGAGCGTAACCATCCGTGGGGTGGAATCCTCCCCGATGATCCGCTGCACCCGCCCGGGATCATTGAAGTAGTGCGGAATCCACTCGACCATCACCCGCCAGCACTGAGCTACTGCACTCGTGCAACCCTTGGCGTACTGAACGTGGGACTGGTCGGAGAGCAACTGGCGCTTGTCGAGGGCGATACCGGAGACCACCTGGCCTTGCTTGTCCGCACCCGGCTCGTTAGGCATCCCGGCGACAGCCAGGAGGTTGGTGCGCATGCCCTGGACGAACTCAGAGAATCCCTGCTCGATACCGGCGGGCGGCTGCCGGGCCGGGGGCGGAAGCGTGATCTCTCCCTGTGCCGTCTGGATGGTCACCGGCTTATAGATCAGCACGGGATAGGCTGTGCGGTTGGCGTTGGTCCATTCATCGTGGCCGTCCAACTGCCCTTCTGCGGCGATCCAGGGTGATTGCGGGGTCAGTCCCAACCGGCGAATCTTCGCGACCTCGCCATAATTGACCATTCGCTGCGGATCCATCATGGAGCGGACCATGCCGCGGCGAGTCACCCGGCCGTCAACATCTGTAGCGTTGCCTTCAACACGGAATACGGGGATCCACTGCCCCGGGAGCTGCTGGCGCTCGACCACTTTCAGGCCGTTGAGCCGGAACCACTCCACTGCGCGTCGTACAGAGTCACGGTCACCCTCTATCTGCCACCCTTGGGCAAGTGTTTCGGGCATCTCCGACTCGAAAAAC